GAAGGCCTCCTTTTTGTAGTTTTGTTATCTCGCGACTACAATTTTACAAAACAGGGGCCTTCCTGTCATTTTTATCCAGTCATTTCAACGGTTTTTAGGCTGTCAAGGTCCTGCGAAAGTTGAGTTTCTTACTTTGCGGGTCTCAAGTTCCGCACTCTCCCGCCAGCCGCCCATTATCCCGCGAGCGTTGTCCACCACTTTTTTGAGCTTGTCCGTGTCCACGGACTTCAGCTCCGTGTTGAACTTCACGAGCCCCTTATTGGCCTTTTCAAAAGTATCGTCAAGGGTCTGGGCCACCACAACGAGACCGGCGATCGCCGTCAGGACCATCCCGCCAGGAGTCAGCCCAAGGGCGGTCAACGCAGCACCGATTCCGTTGATATATCCGGGAGCCGCCTTGAATGCCGTGAAGGCATTCCCCATTTTCGCGACCATTGAGGTAGCCCCTGCCACGAGGTTCGTGCCGAGAAGCCATTGCTTCTGAAAGTAAGTAAGGGCCGCTGTCGCCATTCCTACACCTTTCACCCCGGCGAAAACGACAAAGGCGGCCGTCAGCGTTCCGATATGCTCCGCGAGAAACCCGGCTGCGCTGCCCACTCCCTCAAGAACCCCAACCAGGCCTTTGAGGACAGGGGTAACGATGCTCTGGATCCCCGCCACCGCCTTACCGTAGTCGGGGCTTCTCATCCACTCATCCCACTTGTTCCTGACGTTCTGCACCGCCTGGAGAAGCACGTCGAAGGGACCGCCCGTTCCGGCCTCGCCCATTACCTTCTGCTTGAACACGTCCCACATGCCGCTCATGGTGTCGATTACGGCAGACCAGTTATCCCCCGCCTTCTGCATCATCCCGCCGTAATTTTGCTGTATGACCTTCACGATTCCGGCCCGGATCGCGTCCACGTCGTTTTCCACGGCGAGACGGACTTTTCCGGACCGGATGATCGCCTCTTTTCCCGTCCGGTCGATCTGAATCCCCAACCGCCTGAGCTGGATTGCGTTCTGGGAAATGATGGCCGACGACACATCCGTAATGGAGGCCCGGGTTACCACGGCAAGGTCTGCCGCCGCCATGACGGCCTCCTTGGTGTTGTCCACTGCCGCCGTTTTGAGCATGACGAAGGCATTGATCGCGTCGTCAGTATTCACCGGATTCAGGGCGGCCCATTGGTTGATGTCCGCAAACGTCTTTTTCGCTTCTTCCGCGCTCTCCACAACGGCGCTCAGGGAGGTCTGATAGTTTTGGATGGAAACGGCGGACTGCAGGAAACCGGAGGACATTTCCTTGATTCCGAGGCCTGCGGCTACCGACAGCAGGAGCCCCTTCAGCATCCCCACGGCCCCTTTCAGCGTTCCCTCCATCTGCTGGGCCGCGTTTCCGATTTGATCAAGGCTCCGGCTCACCACCCGGGCTCCGCTCACGGCACCCGACGGGTCAATAACCGCCTCAAGCACGGGCATTCTTCGTCCCTCCCTTCTTCCTGTGATATTCAACGAACTCCCGGTCCATGGCCTGAATGACGGAGACGAACTCCATTCGTTCCTCCACGTCCTCTATCCCCGCCAAACGGCAGAAGGCCTCGATCTCCGAGAGGGGAATGTACCCCAGGGAAAAACCAGCGTCCCGGGAGCCGGTGAGGAGAGAGAAGGCGTTCCAGAAAAATAGATTTTGAATTTTCACCTCCGGTCTCCCGTCGAGGGCGCTGATACGGTGCCCCTTCAGGGCCAGGTCCTCAAGGGCGGAGAGGGAAGCCCCCCACTGCAAATACCAGCGGAGAGCCTCCGTCAGTTTTTTATGGCATCATTAACCCTTTCCCTTCGATAATTTGCGATGGAACTGGCGAACTGTTGAAGATCTTTCATAAGATCAGGAAGGTCCGTTAACAACTTGATGGAATTGTCGCGAGTAAATTCCAGAGGATTTCCTTCTTCATCCTTTACCCCTTCCCACCCGACCAGTATGGTGTCCACGAAAACTTCTCTCAGGATTTGTGTCCCTTCGGAATCATCTAGTGCATCAAGCTCTATGGCCCGCCTCAGGTGTTTTGTTTTCTCCGCCAAAGCACGGACAAATTTCGTATTGGCTCCCCCTGCCCTTGCAATGCGCAAAATAGCATCGTCAAACCTAAAATCAACTCCTTCGCGTTCCAGAACAGGGTCCGTTTTATAAAGCTTATAGAGATTCGTCATTCTCACGCCACTCCTTTCGTGATTTTCAGGGCACATTCGGACACGGAATCATAGAGCCCCTCCCACCCGAGGGTGATCTTGATGGGCTCGTCCCCGCCGCCGAGGGGCATGTCTCCCGTGGTGAACTTCAGCCGGGGAACATCAAAGAGGTATTTCTGTTCCGTCACCGATCCGAGGACGAAGGAAAGGGCGAGAGCGTCACCATCAAGGAATTTCTTGTACACGTCCTTGCTCTCGTAGTAGACCTCCATGTTCCCGCTCACGGCAAAGTCACCGAAGGTCACGCCGAGGGGGTCAAGCGATCCCACCGCATAATGGGACGCGAGCCCGTTGTCCACGCTCATGTCGAGGGAGAGAATATGGGCTCCGGAGATGCCTCCAAGATTGAGGCTTGCAAAATCGCTCCCCGCGTTGATAACGTCCGTGACGGTGGGATCGGTGTAGGTCGCGCCGGACACGATGGCATCCGCATATATCTCCGACTTTCCAATGAACTCAAATCCGCCCGTCACGATTTCCTTCGCACGGCACGACAGGTTGAACCCGTTCACCCGAAGGCCCGTATAACGGTAATAGTCAGCCGAACTCACTCCGGTCGGAATCTTTCGCTCGAAGGCGAAGGACTTCATTTCCACGCCGTTTTTCAGAACGGCTCCATTCCAATCGTTGCAAAGGGCCGCCGCTAAAAGCGCATCATACGTCCCATAGGAAAGCTCGAAGTTGAGTGATCCCGTCGCTCCGCTCCCAACCTTGATGGAATCTGTAGGATTGCGGTCGGCCCGTTTTTCTCCGGACTTGATGCTCTCAACCGCACCGTTGAACGTGGCGGGGGGCACAAAGCGCATTTTCTGAAATACCGGGCTCGTAGGGATTCCGCCCCACGTGGTCTCTGCTACCATGGCAAGCTGTTCTATGCTCGCGCTTATAAGTCCCATAGCCGCACCTCCTTATCCAATCTCGTCCCGGTGGAACGGGACGTTCACATTCGCCTGGAGCCAGCCCGGGGAAAGGCTCTCCCCCAGGGCCACCGCATAGGCCGCGCCGCACCAGACGTTTTCTCCCACCCGCTCTCCCTGGAATATGGGGATAACGTCGTCCACTAGGCTGCAAAGCCTTCCGTCTCCGTCCCCGAGGGGAACGAAGACCTGTACCGTTATCAGCCCCGCATGGCGAACGACGTTCCGCCCCGGAGCCCCTGCGGAGATATAGTCCGCCTCCCCGGGAATGACCGAGAACCGCACCCATGGGGAGGGTGGAGCGGGTGGAGTAAAGGGCGTATTCCCCCAGGCCACGGGAACGTCGCTGTTCCGGAGCTCCCACCGATTGAGAAAATGGTTTGCCAGCCGCTCGAAACACTGCTGATACGACACGGCCTCACCTCTTCCTCTTCAGCGCCGCGTTGATCTCCTCCACGGAGATCCCGAGAATACCCAGGGGCGCCTGGCCGGAATGACCGTTCTCCAGAGGAGACGCATAAGGGAGGTTGTTCGAAACGTGCACCGCCCCCTGCGCGACGTCACGGTAGCCGCCGAGCACCCGGCTTCCCCGGGAAACCGCGTCGTTTTTGTACTTTCTTTTTCCCCGCTTGGCGGTCGGCTCGTCGATGGTGCTCTCGTCGGCGGCGCCGATCCCCGTCATCCAGTTCGCCCGGAAGCGCCCCGTATCCACAGGGCTTTTCAGCGTCACCTTCCGGAGAAGATCCAGGGCGATCTTCCGGACAAACAGCGGAGCCTGCTCCGTCGTGAGCTTCTTCCCCCACTCCCGGAGCTCCAGGGTGAACCGCTTCGCATCGGCCACGGGACATCACCTCTTCAGCAGCAGCTCGTAATAAAGCGCCTCGCCCCCCGGCTGCAGGGGAGCGACATCCAGCACCGTGTACCGGGTGCCCTTCACTTCGAGAAGATCCCCTGCGGCAGGGACGGTATCGATCTTCGGCGAAAGCATGAGCTTCAGATCTCCCGTCCTGACCGGGGCGCCGTCCACGAACCGGACCGCGTGGGACAGAATCAGCCCCTTTCCCGGAAAGGTCTCCTCCGTCCGGGGCGCCGGATCCCAGGGACTGCCCGTCGCCTCCACCGCAGGACGGATCAGCGTCACGTCGACACCGACCTTCCGAATGGACGCGGCGGCCTTGTTCGCCGTGTCCCGCCATCTGCTCATTCAATTCCCTCCTTTACGCCCTGACGGCCCGGATTCCGGCTTCGACCAGGCACGGGGCAAGCAGCCCCTCGATAATCGAGAACCGTGTTCCCGCCGGAGCCCCCGCCGCGTAGGTCGTGGAAATGGGGCCGATGGTCTCCTGTACGACCTGGCCGCCCCGTTCAAGATCCGGCAGAAGGTCCGTACCTGAAAAGGCCCGGAGGGCCGCTTCGCAGACCGCATACCGCACCGGGTCCGGAATTCCGTCGAGCTCATATCCGTCCTCGTCGAAGGCTCCCGTCCGGGGCCAGAGCAGTTTTTGATTCCCCCGTGCCCGGCGCCCCCGGAATCGCCGGCCGAACCGGCTGTCCAGAAACACCGTCGCACGACGGATTGCCGCCTCCCGGGCCGCCGTATTTTCCCCGTCGTCCGGGTCCGCAATCCAAGCGGCGTTTCCCATGGCGGAGTGGTAGTCGTCGCACTCCTCCAGGGAGACATAGGCGTCAGCGTTTGGCAGCCCGCTTCCGTCCTCCACTACGAGGGGCATCCGTATTCACCTCCTCGGGGATAAGCTCTTCTCCAGCCTCCCCGGCCTGAGGAAGCGTTTCACCCTTCTCCCCGTCACCGGGCAGAACTTCCAGGGCCTCTCCGTCGGAAAGTTCCCCTTCAGGCTCCGGAACTTTCTCCGGCTCCACATACCGCTCATGTTTCTTCAGGTCGAAATCCCTCGCCGAAAGCAAGGCCCACCCGTCCTTGAACTTGATCCTGATGTAGTCCATGTCTTCACCTCCATAGAGAAGAGGGGCTTTTCAGCCCCTCTTCCTACTGAATGGCCCGGACCGCGAGGTTCGGGTTCAGAACCTTGACGCCCCAGAGCGCGTCAAGGGACACCTTGACCTTGGAGTGGTCCCCGTCGTACCACATGCGGGACCGGAGCGACAGATTGGAAATGGGGTCGGTCACCGTTGCGATCCGTGCCCCGAGCTCCCCGCCAAGATCCGAGAGGGGGGCCATCGCCAGGGCGAAGGCGTGCCGATGGAAGGCCAGGCACTGATTCTTCGTTCCTCCCGATCCGCTGGGCAGCACCAGGGTTACCACCGCGTTCGCCAGGGCGTCTTTCCTGATCGCCGGGAAGACGCTGACCGTTGCCGTGGTTTCGGCGGCCCCGAGGGTCACGTCCTCCGTCAGAACGTACTGCTGATCATCCCCGGTGATCTTGAGAACGTCCCCCGCCTTGAAAGTGCTCTCCGCCGTCAGGGACTTGACCACAAAGGACGTGGCTCCGGCGGAGACGTTCGCATTGAGAGCCCCGGCAAGGTCGGTTGCCGTACCGGAGGTGTGGGAAGGAGTGTTCTGGTTCGCGAAGAACTCGAACCCGTAGCGCGTTCCGAGGGTCCCCCGAAGCTGGGTTTCGATCCCCGCGTTCCCTGCCCCTTCCGCGGTGGCGAAAGCCGCAAGCCCGAGAAGACCGGCTTCCACGGCTCCGTCGGTCATGAAATGAAGGTCGTTCATGGGCACCTTGAGATCGAACAGGGCCTTCCGCACTCCCGTGATGTCACCTACAGCGGGAGTCGAAGAAATGCTCGCCGTCCAGGGAATCTTTTTGTACAGCCCCACCAGGCTCAGATCGATGGCATCGGCGAGAGCGTAGGCCGCCGGAGTGATGTGATCGTCGATGATCTTCTGCTTCGTGAAGGTCAGTTCCTTGTCCGTGAGGGCGAACTTGACCTCCTTCCACGTGTCGAGAACGATGGGCACGTTCTCCGGATCGAGCTCCTGGGTCGTTCCGCCGGTAGTGGTGTTCACCTCCGTGGCCTCGAAGCTCGTGGGACGGGTGATATTTATGACGCTGCCCTTCTGCTGGGGATTGGGGTCGTATCCGCGATGGACGCGACCGGACATGCCGAGCGCCTTGTAGAGCGCAATCAGCGCTTCCTGCGCGTAGAACAGGGGATCGTAATTACCGAGAGTGTTTCCCATGGATGTGTACCTCCTTGAATGTATGGTTTACTCCGGGGCGATCTGAAGCTCCTGCCCCGCCTTCGCGGCCGCCTCCCTGGCGGCGCGGTACTTCATCGGATCCTTCGCGTCCGCCCGGGAAAGGACAAAGGATCCTCCCCGAGCCGGAGACGGATTGGCGGGAGATCCTCCGCCGCTGGTCCCGGAACCTTCGAAAGCCCGGGCAAAGATGTCGGACTCCTTCATTTCGGACACCAGGTCCTTGATGCCGAGAAACTCCCCCTTGCCGTTCATCCGGGGAGCGCCGTCGGGACCGACCACGCGGACGTTGTACTTCCCGTCTTCCTCGACGACCTTAACGGACGTCTTCACGTGAGGAAGAAGAAGCTGGGGTATCCCCTTCGCCGAAGCAATCGCTTCCGTGGCCGCCGCGTCCACGAGGTAGGATTCCAGGGTGGTCCTCATTTTCTGAACCGCCTCGTCCCGGGTTGTCAGCTCCTTCTTGTGATTTTCAAGGAGCTGGGCCTTGAGCTTCTCCCACTCGCCCTTCTGTTCGAGTTTTGCCTTCTCGGCTTCCTCCTGGGCTTTCACCAGTTCTGTAATTTCCTCCGGGCTCTTCCCGAGCCCTTCATACTTTTTCGCGGCCTTTTCGAACTCCGCCCTGGCCTTCCGTTCCTTCTCGAGAGCGGACTTCAGCCCCGACGTGTCTTCCAGGCCGTCGATCGAAAGGACATAGGTCCCGTCCTTTTCCTCATAGAGCCCCTTGAGTCCCTCTTCAAGGCCCTTCCATTCCTCCGCCGTAAGTTTCAATTTCAGCGCCATGGAACATCACCCTCCCGGTGAAAAAGCTCCCCGGCATCACACCGGGGGCAAGAAAAAAGCCGCCCCGTTCAAAGGCGGCCTTACCTCCAGAGTTCCTGAATTTCCCGGATCAGCTCCGGGTTATCCCTGATCACGCCCAGCATCCCGTGGGCCACGATTTCGACCACGTCCTCCAGCAGCTTTTCCTTTTCGTTCAGGGTCTCGTCGAGCTTCGAATGGGTGAAGATCCCGTGGACGATCTCATGGAGCAGAATGGCGTACTGCTTCTGGGGCTGCGACAGGGAGTCCACTTCGATCTCGCAGGAGGCATAACAAATTTGCCCGGCGCGGGGTATCTGCGAATATAAAAAAGCCCCTCCGGAAGAGGGGCGAGGATCACTGTCGGTTATTCCACCACAACGTTCCGAAGGAGCTTCTTCAGGGCCTTGATCGTCTTCTCGTCGTTCAGGACGCCCTGCCGCTTTTCGGCTTCGTAGATCTTCTTGTCCGGTTCGTAGAGGGACAGGAGATACACCGCTTCGTCCAGGATCTCCGCTTCGTCGTCGTCGAGGACCGAATGGGCCCACTGAACGTCCTCCTCGAATTCCTCAAGGAACACCCCCAGGGGATACAGACCGTCGACGCACCGCTTCAGCTCGGCCAACAGGGCTTTCCCCTTTTCCGTGGTTATGGCTATTTTGCGGGTTTCCATCCCTTGAGCACCTTCTTCCTGCGGAGAACCGTCAGCACGGATCCATCTTTCCCGAAGTGGACGGAAATCCCGTCCAGATACCGCGCCTCGCGCCCTTCGGCATCAATGTACCGCTCTCCCTTGCGGATCGCCTCCAGAACATCCTCGCGACCGGGGAGCGTTCCCTGCCGCACCCGGCCTTCAACCCTGTTCAGGCCGTGTTCGTTCATTATAACTCCGTTGCCCGTGAAATAGCCGTCGAGGGCTTTCAGCGCCTTCAGATAGGAGGGTTTGTAATCCCCCTGCCAGATGTCTCGCTGCACCCGAAGCTGGTCGAGGGTCAGCTCCCTTCCCCGCTGGTCGGTCATGTCCCGGACCGAGATTTTCCCCGCCCGCCAGAGGGCGGCCCGGCGCTTCCCGAAGACGTCCTCGGCGTAACTCTCCGGCTTCTCCCGGATCCAGCTCTCGAAGGTCTTCTTCTCCGGAACCTGCCCGTCGATGGATGCCCGGGTGGACTCGGGGAACTCGTCGAGGGGAATGCCCATCTCCCGGAAGGATTTCGTGACGGGCACCAGGACGCTCCGGCAGTTCCAGTGCCTCGGCGGGCCGATCAGCGCCTTGTTGTGCCCCAGAGGATTTCCGTCCAGGTCCCACATCAGCCCGTCCAGAGAAGCGCACTCCACCGTGGTGCGGGCATCCAGGGTACTCACCCATTGAACGCCCTTGATCACATCCTCGTTCTCCCGGAACACCCTCATCCTGGCATCGTTGGCCACGGCCTGGACGCTGGTCCGGATGGTGGCCTCCGCTCCCCGTTTCGTCCCCTTCGACAGGTCGAAGATCACGTTGCCTTCCTCATCCACGCCGCCCCGAAGGCGGCTGAGGAGCTCCCGGTTCGTCTCCCCCTGAAGCCAGCCCGTCCGGATCTGGTCCTTGAAGTGCTGCAGGAGTTTTTCCGACTGCCGACCCCACCATTCCGACGACGGAGCCCCCTGGACCAGGACCTCCGACGCGGCCGCCTCGATCTGCTGGGAGGTCAGGGGCGGAGCGACGAAGAAATCCACGTCCAGGGACCGGTTCAGGATTTTGGCCGCCCACTCCATCTCCGCCGTCTCCAGGCCGCTCAGGGCCGTTCCTTCGGCTTCGGCGATGACGTCGTACTGTTTCGCGATAGCCCGCTCCACGTTCCGAAACAGAAGATCGAGCCGCCGTTTCTGATAGGAGGTCCTCTTGACCTCTCCCCCGATGCCGGAATCCTCAAGCTGCAGGACCAGATCCCCGAAGAGCCGGTCGAGCATCTTGAGGATCTTCCGCCGCTCCGCCGCCTCGAACCGCAGAAGAGCCACCGTCCGGCGCCGTACCGCATCCGCCAGGCGCTCATTCGCCGAATCCATCGTCGGGCCCCTCCAGGTCCAGGAGCTCCCTCTCTCCTTCCACGTCGAAATCGTCCGGAAGGAAATCCCGGCGCTTCAGTTCCGAGAGGAGGGTCTGGGACGTGATCTCCCCCGCCATCCGGAGCTGGATCAGGGCCTGTGCCTCCGCCGCCGCGTCCCGGGGAAGGGTGAACTGGCCCCGGAGCTCGATGCTCCCGCCGTCCGTGAGGCCGATCCACTCCGCCATGAGCACCAGGGCGTTCTCCAGGGAATCCTTGAGGCCGAAGGCCATCCGTTGCAGGTCGCTTGTAGATTCCGCGTACTTCACCTGGGTCTCCGTGGCGGTAGCGTCGCCGGAGGCTCGGGGCATCATCATCTGCAGGCCCATGGTGGCCATCTCGGCCTTGAGGTCCTCCAGCCGCTGGCGTCCCGCTCCGATGGCGGCGCCCGTATGCTCCACGTAGTAGAACCTGCCGGTCGGGTCGCTGGTGGCCAGCACCACGTTCGGCCCCACCTTGATGGTCGGGTCCTGGTCCGCGTTCCACCCCGAGACGGCCAGCATGGGGAAGCAGGCCACCCGGATGGCGTTGTCCACGTCCGAGTCCAGCTGGTAATGCTGGATGTTCTTGTACGCCAGATCCAACAGGGGCGGCAGGCCGATCCACGGCCCCGCCTTCCTCCCGTACACCGGCACCAGGGGAACCCGTGTCAGCGGCGTCATGGGCCCTTCCTCCACCAGGACGTACTCTTCCTTCTCCCCCATTTCGTAGAGGGCGAAGCCTCCCGGGAAGAGAACCCGGATGCGCTTCAGAAGCCGTTCTCCGAACTCCCCGTCCGGGACCGTGGTCTCTTCGTATAGCCGCGCCATCCGGATATTGGACGCCCTGCCCTCCGTGCTGACTCCGAGGGTATTCTCCACTCCTATCAGAGCGAAATAGGGCCGTGCTCCGGAGGCCCGCTCCTCAGCCAGGGATGCCCCGGGGAGCTGCTTGGGGTAGTCCACGAGCACAGAGGCGAATCCGGCCCCGAGGACCTCGTGAAACAGGGCGGCCGCAAATTCGTTCAGGTGGGTTCCCTGAAGGTCGATGTCCTCCGCCCACTCCCGGATCTTCTCCGGAACGTCGTCCTTCAGCACGAGGGGTTTTGAAAAGGCCTTGCCCACCAGATGCTTCACCGTCGCGCCGTAGTAGTTCGTCAGCACTGCCCGCTTCAGGCGGACCTGATAGTCTTCCTGCCGTTCCGCGGGATGCCGGGGAAGGAACTCCTCTCCGGCGGCTCTCATGGTCCGGGTCCCTCCGAGCAGGGCGCGGACGAGGGGCCAGTTTTCGCCCATTGTCTGGTGGGCTCTGCTCGGTGTTGCCACGTCGTTTTTCGTCATGCCACTGTCCCTCCTCCGAATGTGCCGATGGTGATGGGCGGCCGCCCTCCACTCAGATACCGCAGCGCCTGGGTCATGGCGTCCACCTGGTCGTCGTTCCCGCCGTTGGGGAAGGCGGCGCACTCCTCGATGAAATCCCCGATCCACGGCGCATGGCGGGCCTGGGGAAGAAACACGTTCCCTGCCTCCACGAAGGGAGAGACGGCGTTCGCCCGGACCACCTTGCCGCCGTGGGGTTCCACGGGGATCAGGCCGGGGATATCCCGCTTCAGGGACGCGATCACCGCGGTTCCGTTGGCCTTGTCCTCCACCAGCTTCCCTGTCGCCCGCGGCCATTTCGCCGCCTGGGCACGGACCGCCTTCACGGTGGCCGGGAAATCCATTCTGTCCCGGACCTGATCCAGCAGGAAGAAATCTCCTCCCCGCTTCCCCCAGACCTGCCCGACCACGAAGTCGGATCCGCCGGAGTCCTTGAAGGCGCAGTCCCAGGAGAGGAGAACCCGCTCCATGTTCCGCTCCTGCTCTTTCGGGGGAAGAGGGTATTCCTTCCACCAGGACCGGTTGAAGATGTTCCCGGAGGCCGGAGCGGGGCGCCCCTGGTAGAGGGCTGCCCAGTCCCGGGAGCCCACGGTGACCTTGATCTTCGCCAGCTCGTCATCCCCGTAGCGGGAGGGCCAAAGGGCGGTCCCCACCGGGCGGCCGAGGGGGTCGTTCTCCTCAGCCACCGCCGGAAGGTTCAGGAGCTTCCATCGGCCCGGTTCCTCCCGAAGGAGCCTCCCGGCGAGGTCGTCCTCGTGCCAGCGGGTCATGATCACGATCACCGCCGCCCCGGGGTGAAGCCGTGTGGCCAGGGTTGAGGTCCACTCGGACCAGACGCGATTCCGATAGGTCTGGGAGTCGGCCTCCTGGCGGTTCTTGATGGGGTCGTCGATGATCATCAGGTCTGCGCCCTTGCCCGTGATCGAGCCGCCGATCCCCGAGGAGATCATGCCGCCGTCATGGTTCCGGATGCCCCAGTCGCTTTTGTCCGCCCGGCGCCGGTCGATTTCCAGCCCCCAGAGCTCCGGGCCGAACAGCTCGATCTTTCGGCGGCACTTGTCGCCGAAGGTCCGCGAAAGATCATCGCTGTAGGATGTTTCAATGACCCGCCGGTCCGGATTCCTGCCGAGGTACCAGGCGGGAAATGTCTCCGTGACGGACATGGATTTCCCGTGCCGGGGCGGGACTGTCAGTATCAGCCGGTCCAGCCGCCCGGCCTCCACCTCCTCCAGTTCGGAGCAGATCAGTTCGAGATGGGGGGCGAGCTGCCATTTCCCGAAGTGGGCGTACTGGCAGAAGAACCAGAACTTACGTTTCGCCAGGATCTTCCATGTTTCCCTCAGGCGCTCCGGCGTACAGCCGAGCATAGAGTTCGGCGAGGAGGACCTGCGCCTTGGGATCTTCGATGAGCTTCTCGATTTCCGGGTCATTTCTGGTCACCTCCACCCTCCCGGCGTGCTCCATGCGCGAAACGTCGCGCCAGAGGTCGGGGCGGCGGTTCTTGAGCCAGAAGATCTGGGCGGTGACATCGGGAGGAATGTGCCTGGTCGTCTTTTCCACCCGCTTCGGCGTGACCTTTCCCAAGGCGGGGTTTTTCTCGGCGATGATTTTGGATTCCTCGTACTCGTAGCCGACGGCCCTGCGGAAGAGAGAATCCTCCACCCTGGCGTCGGCGGCACCCTTCCCCTCCCGGAGAGACTCCTCCAAGTCAGGGTAGGTCTGAACCCATGTCCGCAGCGTCGTCCGTCCGATACCGAACTCCCTCGCGACCTCGTCAAAGGTGAGCCCCATCCTCGACAGGGACCGGGCCCACAGAGGATGGTATTTTTCCGAGTATTCGACGCGGGGACGTCCTGTCCTGGCCAAGGGAATCACCTCCTATTGTTCTTTTTCCAGCACCGCCTCTTTTCCCGTAAAAGCCTCCCATCTCCGGACGGCGACGTCGCAGTATCGGGGGGCAATTTCCATCACCCTCGCCCGGCGCCCCTGCCGTTCGCAGGCGATGACCGTCGTTCCGGAACCGGAGAAGAGATCGAGGACCAGATCCTTTCCCTTGGTGTTGTTGAGAAGCTGATACTCGAAGAGAGCCACCGGCTTCATGGTCGGGTGCTCTTCGCTCTTCGACGGCCGGTCGAAGTCAAGGACCGTGGTCTGTTTCCGGTCGGAGGCCCAGAGATGCCCGGCCCCGTCCTTCCATCCGTAGAGGCACGGCTCATGCTTCCAGTGGTAATCCTGTCGGCTCATGACCAGGCTGTTCTTGTTCCACACGAGGCACTGCCGGACCGTCCATCCCACATCCCTGCAGGCGAGCCTGAAGTTCAGCCCCGCCGTATCGGCATGCCAGATGTAAAACACCGCCCCGGGTTTGAGAACGGCATCGGCGGCGGAAAAGGCCGTCCGGAGAAAATCGACGAAGAGAGCATCGTCCATATCATCGTTGGCGATCTTCATCGCGCTTTTCGTCTTGCCTTCGTAGTTCACGTTGTAGGGAGGATCGGTGAGGAACAGATCGGCCGCTTCCCCGGCCAGAAGTCTTTCGACGAGCCTCCGGTCCGTACTGTCGCCGCAGAGGAGACGGTGTTCCCCCAGGATCCACAGGTCCCCCGGTTTCGTCGTCGGCTCGTCCGGTGCGGGGGGAACCTCGTCGGGATCCTCGAGCCCTTCCACCGGCTCCGGATTGAGTGCCGACAGAGCCGCAAGCTCCTCTTCAGTCCAGCCCGGAATCTCCACGTCCTCTCCAAGGGAGCGGACGAGTTCGGAGAGAATGTTCTCGTCCCAGTCGGCGAGTTCCGCCGTTCGGTTGTCCGCCAAAGCCCGCCGGACTGCGGTCACATTGTCATCATCGGTGAACACCACCCACGCATCCTTCCATCCGAGACGCCCCATGGCCTCCATCCGGCCGTTGCCTACGAGGACCCTGCCGGTGCTTCTCTGCACCACCAGAGGAGCGTGCTGCCCGAACTCCCGGAGGGAGCGGCAGATCTCCTCGATGTTCCGCTCGTTGTGCTTCCTGGCGTTAACCGGGTCCTGGATCAGGCTGGAGAGAGGCGCTGTTTGTTTACCATCCGTTTTCTCTTGCATAAAAACACCGCCTTATTGTATTATTCTCTTGTCTGAGAAATACAATCAGGCGGTGTTGTCGGCCGGGATTCTCTCCCGATCGGCGCAAAAGACCTCCGTCGGCCGATGACGGAGGTCTTTGCTTTCTTCTCAAATAACCCACTTCCCTTTGACACATATTTTATATGTGCTAAAATAGAAAACAAAAATTAGGAAAGGAGGTGAGTCGATGGGGCGTTCGGCGCAATATATCCCAGGCAAGGATTACTCCCTGGAAGAGTTAAAGAAGCTCATCCGTGCCCAGGGGTGGACCATTGAATCGAAGGGATCATCAGGACATCTAGTAGCGAGAAAAGAAGGACACAGACCTTTCGATATTCCAACTGCTCCAAGCAAGAAGACCAAGCAAGTGATTCTTAAGTTAATAGGACTCAAATAGAAACAGGGGCGGATGTCCGCCCGCTCCTGTTTCTCCCCTAAAAATTATAAATTATAACTATCAACCGAATGCGAGGTGAAAACATGGTGGACAAAAGGAAGCACCCAGAATACTACGCTTTTCCCGCCGTTCTTGAACAAGACATGGACGACGGCGGAGTGATCAACGTCACGTTTCCTGATCTTGAAAACTGTTTTGCTAATGGCGTGACTGTTGAAGAAGCCCTCACCGAGGCCAAAGAAGCTCTTGAAAATGTTCTTTATTGGATGGAGAGAGACGAGAACGGCATCCCCACTCCTTCTGATATTCGATCTATCAAGTGCGTCGGTGACCAATTTACCAGCCTTGTTGTAGCCGATATGGGCGCTGCAAGAAGGTCGTGGGAAAATCGATCGGTCAGCAGGACCATTACCCTCCCCTCATGGATGGATGAAATGGCGAGACAGAGCAATATCAACTTCTCACAAGAACTTCAAAACGCCATTAAAGAAAGGCTGCAAACGGACCGGAATCCCAAAACAGCCTGCTGCTAAAAACTGAAACGCCCCTGCCGGGATATTATCCGGCGGGGGCGCTTCTTTTCCGGGGAACGGTCGCTTCCCTTTTTTTCCACGGTGATAGTATAAACACAGATTCAACAAAATGGGGTCCAGAAAAGGGCCAAAAAAGGACCAAAAAAAGTTCAAAAGCGTATACACTCTTGAATCAGCCGTCGCAAAACCCCAGGAAACGCGCTCCATACCAAACGAGGTCGCTTCTCATTCTCTTTCGGGAAGAGGGAGAAAGCGCCATTTCCGATTCAATAAATCCCCACTGATTCCGCCTCACGTAATAGAGTTCGAAAAGCCTCTCCATTTCGGGCTTCGTCTTGTTCAAAAAGGCGAGCATGTGGGTGATAGGATTCACCCGTAGGCGATATCTAGCGATCATCTCGTCGAGAAATTCTTGCCGCTCCAGCCAAAACCCCACCGGGTCGGAGTATCCCCCTCCAGTATCCACCCGTTCGTGAAGCTCTGAAGGAGAGCGGATGACGGAAAGGCATGAACGCTGATCCACCAGACTCGCGAGTTTGCTGACGTTGTAGCTGTAAGCGAAGAATTCTCTCTCCACCAAGTTGAACAGACTGTTTCCCATGGGCCTCATGCGGAATACTCCATGAACTTCACAGGGATACCGCGCTCTGTGGCAAGAGTCACCTCCATGCGGCACCCCTCGGAAGTCCGCCAGTCACCGTATACCCAGAGCTCATCGGACATCGACAGGAGTTTTCGACACTGATCCAGAGGTGCCGCCTGATCCCCCAAGGCATCGAAGAACTGGAAGGCGTGGATAGGGCTCAAAATAAGGGTTTCAGTATGGTCCCGAGCTATCTGGCGACAGATGCGGGTTATCCTGTCATGGTTCTCGGCAATCTTCTCAGCTGTATGGGGATGCCTTCCCCTCAACGGATGAGCGACGTAGATTTTTCGCATGGCAACAGCCTCCCCAGCGTTCCTTCAAGTTTTTTCCCGCCGATCCTGACGTACTCCCGTGCGGCGCTCCGGAATTCCTCTATCTGCCGCTCGAGTTCGGCGATGCGTTCCCGGGATTTCTTCGCCTCGTAGAGGATGGAGATGATGTACTTGGAGCCGTCGCAGTGCCTGCAGGTGGATGGCAGGTCGTCTTCCCAGGGTGCGTACACCCCTTTTTTCTCGAGGATGGTCTCCTTGGTCATGGTTAGCTTCACCCCTTTTTTGGGAGGCCGGAAAGTCAGGCCGTAATACGCCAGGCAGGCTAGGGTTGGACTATACAAACAACCCCAGCTGTCTGCGCGTCACTCCCAGGGAATCTATCCAGGCGCGAACTTCAGCACACGCCTTCGGGTTGTTGTAGTCTTCTTCCAGCCGTTCTTCAAGCTCGCCTATAGCTGAAACAATCGCTTCCTCACGGCTGGAGTATCCATCCTGGTCCTCATGGAGGCAGCCGTAGTATCCGGAGAATGTGTTCATTTTGTCGTGAAGGTCAATTTGGATAAAAGACCTCCATTGCCCGTCATTACTCTGGGCAAGGCGGATCACGGCCTTCCCCTTCCTGCCGGTAAATTCGAGTTTTTCCATGTGTCACGCCACCACCCCGTAATAGGCCAGACAGGCGGCGTCGGCCCGGCCATCGCGGGGCTTCCTGCACCCCGGTGGGACCAGTTCGAGGGCGGGAAACATCCGGCGTGCAAACTGGACCGAGCGCTCCTTCCCCTTTCCGGGGAGCCCACTGAAGATTCTTTTCGTCCACTGGGACGGACGGACGGTCCGGTAGGGTATCTCAAGAGCCCCGAGTATCCCGAGCCAGATCCCGAAGCCCCGGCCGAAGTTGAACGTGCTCGCCACGCCCTGCTTCGGCATGGCCTGGGCCTGTTCAAGTATCACGGTCGCTCTGTTGGCCAGAATGGATGTGCGCAGCACCTCCGCCATGGCCGGGATGTCGTAATCCCTGCCCTTCCCGGCCGGGAGCGTTGGGCAGTCCGTGACGGTTATGATCTCCCTGGTGTCCCCCTGTATGGCGACGACCGCTCCGTCCATTCCCGGGTCGATTCCGATGATGATCATGCCGATTCCATCTCCTTCCTCAAAAAAGCGTTGTCTGGCCAGAGTGCTCGTCGAGCATCTTGTCTATCTGCAGGAGCTCCCCGCCGAGGCGGTTCAGCTTGCGCTCGATCCGGTCCCGGAAGGAAGGGAAGATCATCTCCGTGTCGAGCTGCTTTTTGACCTTGAGGACCTCCCGTTCGAGTTCAGACCGCTTCGCCAGGAGCTCTCCCTTGGTGAGCTTTGTTGGTTCATGCGATGTCTTTTCGTTCATTGTCGCCGTCGCCTCCTTTTCGCCGTGCCGCGAAGGAAATCTCCGATTCCGGCTTCGCCGCGGCGGCCTTTTTCGCCATCCACCCCTGGTATCGCCCGCATGTCTGCCATGTGACGATGTACCGGGGGCCGTGCCGAGTGTCTTCCCGGCGGACCACCCAGAGGCGCCCCATGTTGCCGCATTCCCACGGACACCGGTTCTGCTCCTGGTAGTATTCGCACTCCCCGTCGGAATTCATCGCCTTGAGAAACTCGAGGGTATCGCCGAAAAGCTGGTCTTCCCGGGCATCCGGATATTCCCTCCGGACGAAGGCGAGGATATCCGACAGCTTCTTCTCCGGAGGGCGGAAACGGACGCCTTCCGCATGCCTCCGGAGCAAGATTTCCCGGAGAATTTCCCGCACCTGCGGTGCAATCGCTACCGGCTCTCTTGCCATGCCCGCCGCCTCCTCCCGTGGTAGTTGCCTTCAAGGACCTTTTGAAAATTCGCGGGCTTGAAGAGCCAGTCGAAGGTGAACCATCCGCCGTCCATGAGGATCTCGGAGCGCGTGCAGAATTCGAAGAACTGTCGCCAGACATCCGGTTCGGTGAAATCGGCATCCTCGCCCAGGTCCTGCCACATGCGCCGGAGGGCCTTTTTCCTGAAGTCGGTCATGCTTTTGATTCGCGGCTTGCCCCTGGGGCCGACGATGGTGTTCCAGAATTCCATGATCTGGGCGTGGGGAATGTGCGCGATTTTGGGAGGCTTGCCCCCCGATTCGGGCGCGTCGGTCGGTTTTTGACCGACGTATGGGTTTTGATTTGGTTTTGGAGATGGAGATGGAGATGGAGATGGAGATGGGGCATTGCTGCTTTCGGTTTCCTGCATTGCTCCCCGCATGCCAGACGCATTCTCTTTGTATCCCCATCTGCTCCGGGCAGCATTCCTTGCCCTCTCGGTGCGGGCCTCAGCTCCCAAAACATAGGGCTGATGGTCCTCCCAGTCATGCAGAACATAGACACCGTCTTCATCGACATCGAGGAATCTGCATTCGACAAGGGCACGGCAGAAGGCCGCTGGTTCTCCTTCCCATCCGGCTTCCAGGGCAATATCAACTTCATCCATGCCGTCGAGTCTTCCCGAAGGATGATTCATCGCGGTCGATATCCACAGATCAAGAAGATAGTCTGTTGCTCCGGCGCCCAAGAGCATCTTCAGGCGCTTCCTTTTCCTATGGTCCTTAAAGGACACTGATATCCTGATGTCCGTGTTCACGATAGTCCCCTGAAAGGGGGCGGACTACGCCGCCCCCTCCTCTACCTCGTCCAGCGGGGTGACAACATTTCTGTCATCCAGGTCAACGGCATTACCCACCGGTTCAACGGGATTCCCCTCAAGAAACGCCCCATAAAAGACGGAGTCAGCGAGAGAGAAAATCGACAGGTAAAAACCCCGTACCACTCTCGGGGTATCAAGAGAGTCCATGGCCACCATCACGGCGCGAGGGTACCGCAGAGAGGCCACCCGCGCCGCTTCCCTGAGCGCTTCTATCTCCGCCCAATAGAGCTGGCGAAGCTTTGTTTTGTGCACCGCCGCGGCGTGGGCTTTCTCGTCTTTTGCTCCGGCTTCCTCCGCAAGGGCCTGTTTCATGCGCTCTGTTGCCTTTTCATATTCCAGGTCAACGAAGTCTGCACTCAGCCCTTCCTCGGGGAAGGCGTGAATCTGGCCGTCGGCCGATATGATGTATTTTTCTTCGTCGTGAGCGTTGTTTTTTGCCATCCTCAGCACCTCCTTCGCTGCTTCGGAGTGAAATGAGGGGCGGTGCTATACCGCCCCGTTCTCATCCGATTCCGGAAAGAGGTTTCCGGTATCTGTTCCCGTCAGGTCAATTTCCTCCCTGACTGACTTCGGCTCATCCTCCTTCTCCTGTTTCATCCGCTGCTTCAGATCATGGATCTTGCGCTTCGAATCTTTGGCCGCAGAGGAAGGTTCCTCTTCCTGAGGGGTCACGTAATCGCTCCACTTCGCCTCCCCGTCGCGAATGGTCTGGTATATGGACCTGAGTTCCTGTATCTCGGCGGGGCTGGTCTGTGCCAGGGAGTGGCCGAGATATTTCTCAAGGTCCGTGGGCATGATGCGGAGGCCCGCGAAGGCATCGGCGAGTTTCTTCCTGGCGGCGTCGGGATCGGCCTTGTCCCGTTTTTTTACCGTTTCCCTGGCCCGTTCAATGGCCTCCTCAATGATGTCCTGAGGTATCAGCCTGAGTCCTTCGTTTCGGAGAGCCTTGGAGATGGCAGCGGCCTGTTTGTTCATGATTTCGTCCTCCGTGGCCCGCACCAGGAATACTTTTTCGCCGTAGGAATTGATCCGTTCGCTCAGGACGTCTCGCCCCTCGGTCTTTTTCCGCTCCACCGTTTTGTTGATCTGGAGAGAGGCGCTGAAGGTGGTGTTCGTTTCCAGGTCGGTAATGGTCACGTTGATGCGCCTGGTAAGTTCGTCGTCATAGACCACCTGGTTTTCGTAGGCGATATTGCCCCACTCCCGGAGCGCAAGCTCGGCGAAGCGAATAGAAGGCCCCACAACCGGCCGTCCTCCGCCGACGGGTTTGGAGTATTCCACCTTCTCGGCAAAACAGGGCCGGGAGCAAGCCTCGAGGATCTTGATTCTGCTCTGGTCATAGCTTCGAGGTCTCTGGAGCGCCATGATATACGCCGCCTGGATTCGGGCCTTCGCAGCTTCGGCAGCGGCGACTGCGGCGGGATCGGCATAGGAGATGGCGCTGGAAGCCCCGTTCTGAATCTGCATCATTCCGTTATTCATGGACTTTTTCCTCCTTCAGGAAATAGGGCCTGAACGGCCGCGACGGTTTCGATTTCTTATAAAACGGCCTCATGGATTCCACCAGTTCGGGATGTGTTTTCGCGAAGGCCTTGTGGTCGAAGGTTTCTCTTCCGGCCTGCTCCCGCCAGAAGACCCGCAGGCCGCACCCTTCCGCAACTTGGGCGTGTGCCTGGCTCATGAAGTTCTGGAGCCTTTCCTTCGCCCCCGATTCCAGTTCTTCGGCCTCGGCAAGAATCTCCCTGGCCGTTCTGTAGTCTTCGACAGCCCTTCGCCATCCCTCGCCCTCCATCCGGATCAGTTCCATGTCCGTCTGCAGTGGGGGGATGTCGGGATTGATCATCGTTTTCCCTTCCTCGGGCGGCGTCCCCTCTTGGACCATCTTCCAGAAGGCGGCGTCCCGGTCGTAAATGAGGTCGATCAGGTCGTCTTCCCGGTCGATGTCAAAGGCTATCAGCTCCCAGAGCTCCGCGTTGAAGATCGCGAAGGCTCCCCATTCGCGGCCGGAAACGGCCAGGTAATGCTGCATCTGGAGCTGGTAGTAATCGGGAATCCCCTCCCGCTTGATTTTCGAGAAGGTCCGGAGGCCGGGGCATTTGATCTCGAGGATTCCCGGCTTGCGTCCCTTGACTCCTACAATCTCCCTGTCGATGTTGCCGACCATCCAGTCGAATCGCTCATGCTGGAGGATGGCGTTGACCCGCCGGATTTTTCTTTCCGTCTCACCTGCGTAGATGGTCGCTATGGTGGACTCGAGGGCCGTTCCGCGCTTCATGGCGGGGGTGGCGGTGTCGCTGCCCCTGATGCCCACCTTCTCTTCCCAGAGCTCCCTTGGAGTGGTGAAAGGGTGTTCGTCCCCCAGGATAATGACTGGCGTGTCCGAGCCCCCTATACCCTGACGCCGTTGCTCAAGCCACTCCTCACGGTCAAGTTCCTTTGTCGACACAAGCACTCTGGTCATATTTCTCTCCCCCCGTTCATGATCTTGCCCGCCAGCTCGTCGGCGGATTCGACCAGGTCGAGATAGGCCCGGTGTTTCGGGCAGCGATCATCCGCCGGGTGGTCCAGGTTGTACTCGCACACCTCTTCATCCGGCGCGAGGGGCAACCCATATTCGTCGAACGGCCCCCGCAAAATCTTCTTGAACCCGCACTTTTCGCAGAAGGAATCCCCGATCTCCCTGTCAAGGGTTTCGAGGATGTACTGTGCCGTTACTTCGGCCATCGTTCATCCCTCCCCACTGTGTGTTAAAATGTGAGGCAGGTGTTCGTAGCACCTGCCTTGTTCCATGGACGGCCTCCGCGAAAGCGGAGGTTTCTTATTTTTTCCGGTTGAAACCCGCAAGCCGCCGCAATTCCTCGGACGCCGGGAAGGGAAAAGGATACTCCAGCCCTGCGGGGACAAATCTCGAAGCGGTTCTCCCCGTGGCCTCCCCGGCCGCCCAGCAGTCCTGACAGACGAACTCTCCGTTCTGGTCCGTCGCTCCATCGCATCCCGTGGTTCCGCAAAGGACGCATTTCATGCCCTGCTTTCTCCCGGAGTCTCTGCGAACCGCTGTCCAAGAGCGACGAAACCCACAAAAGCGAGGCGGCCGTTTCCTCTGTCAAGAACCTTCATGATCCGGTCACCATCGCGAGCCACCGCAAGAGCTTCTTCCCGAGTGTCGTACTGCTCCTTCGAGAAATCCTCGTGGATGACTCGGAACACCGTGCGCCATTTATCGGAGATCATCACTTCCATCTCCTGACCTCGCTCCGGCAAGAAAACCCGCTGCAAAGCCGATCCCGTACCCCACCCCCAAGACAAGGAGCCCGAAGGCAAAGCATCCGATAAAGAGCTGAGCATCGTTCATTCCATCGCCTCCTTCGATAGGGTCCCTTAATCGCGCCGCTTCTGGCCAGGAGCTTCGTCAGCATGAGCATCCTCCCCTTCCCCCTTGTTCGCCCACCGGTAGAGCGACTTTTTTCCGCCGGTGTCCTTCACCTCAATCAGCCCCCGGGGATCCGACAGCCGCCGGGTCAGGGTGCTGCGGCCCATTTTGTACCGCCTGCAAAATTCCCCCGCCGTGAGCCATTCGTCTTCTTCCGGAGAAGGGGCCCTGGCCGAGATCAGGTGCATCATGCGGTCTATCTTCCTGTGCATGGATTCGATTTCTTCCCTCGCCCCCTGATCGAGGACGAAGATGGTTTGGGGCGCCATGGTTTGACCTCCTTTCGTTCCGTGATGGGATATACTTGGATAAATCTTTCAATGGAGGTGTTTTTCTCTTCGACCTTCAAAATCTTGCCGGACTTTTTTCCGAATCATTCGCCTTGAACAGCATGTTGTCGCGGTATACTATATCGATACGAAAGGAGTTAGTGTCCGCATGAAAGCCTACGTTCCACACGATTTGCCTCTGAAAAACCTTGATTTTCGCTTGCTTCTTTCACACATCGGAGATGCACGGGCAGCATTAGGAAAGTACGACGGACTTCTCCACGGTATCGTCAATCCCATAGTCATGCTTTCTCCGTTGACCACTGAAGAAGCCGTTCTCTCCTCCAAAATAGAAGGCACGCAAGTTACTGTGGATGAAGTACTTGAACAAGAAGCTGGGATGGTCAAGGAAGGGGCGAAATTTTACGACATACACGAGGTTCTAAACTATCGCCAAGCTCTTCTAGAAGCTCAAAACGAACTTAAGGAAAGAACTATTACGAGACATCTTATAAGGTCTCTACATAAAATCCTGTTGAACAGCGTTCGAGGAGAAGACAAAGATCCTGGCGAGTTTCGGAAGGATCAGAACTGGATAGGTTATTTCGGATGTACCATAGAACAGGCGACATTCGTTCCACCTGATCCACTACAGCTCCCCGGGCATTTGGAACGCTGGGAAGCATATGTTGCAGGCGACGACTGCGATCCTCTTGTACAAGCAAGCATAGTTCATGCGCAGTTCGAGTTGTTGCATCCATTTAAAGACGGAAATGGGCGGATTGGCAGACTCTTAATACCTCTTTTTCTTTTCCAGAAAAAATTACTCACTAAACCCATGTTTTACCTCAGCGCGTATCTTGAAGCGAATCGAAAGGAGTATTACTATCGCCTTCAGGAGATTTCCAGAAATGATGACTGGAACAGTTGGATAGTATTTTTTCTAAAAGCTGTGACGGAACAGGCGTATACCTGTAGTGATAGAGTAAATCGAATGATTAGGCTCTATAATGACATGAAGACGCGTATTCAAGAGCTAACTCATTCTCAATACGTCATTCAAATATTGGATTTCATGTTTACCCGACCAATATTCCAGGCATCTTCGGTTTCTCCAAAAACAGGGATTAAAAAACCGACGGTTGATGCTTTACTTCGGGCGTTGAAGGATGATGGTTTATTGAAAACTATGCAGGAAGCTAGGGGGCGCAAATCGGCGGTTCTTAGTTTTCCGGCTCTGCTCAACATTGCTGAGGGGCGTAAGGTGTTTTGAAATCTTGCGACTCGCCCAGTATGTACAAAGCGCTTTGTGAATGCTAATTTGCGTTTTACAAGTCACAAATGATTTTGCGAATATCGGACCAACCATAAATCTTCGCCCCTCGTTCGAGGGGTTATTTTGACCTTTATTCACTTTTCAAGGTTCTTCCCGTCGTTACTCCCGTTCATCCAGCCACGCCTGTACGATGTCCACCACCAACTGGTTCATTGACTTTCCTTCACGCTCCACCGCCTCTTTCAACTTGCGGTGCAGCGTCACCGGCCAGCGCATGTTCGAGACGACAACTTCCATTGGTTCACCTCCATAGATTCAAAGATTCTTTGATACTAGATAGTATAGAGCCAACCCTCTATGATGTCAATGAATCTTTGATTGATTGGAGGATGCCAATATGGCCCAATTAACCTTGAGGCTCCCGGATGATGTCCATACCAAGCTCCGTGTGCTTGCCGCCTTCCGAAACATCTCTCAAAACGACCTCGTCACCGAGGCCGTACAGGAGAAAGTAGCCCGGTGGGAGGAGAAATTTGGAGCCCTTCCACTGCCTCCCGAAGAAGCTGAATAAGAACCTCGTTCATCGAAACACCTCTGTCCGCCGCGATGAATCGGGCTGTCCTATGCAGATCAGCGGGCAGCCTAAGCGTCATTTGCACCGTCTCCCTCACACCCTCACCTCCCCGCCCCGCGAGGGGCTTTTTTTTACGGACCTCTCTCTTGACAAAATAAAATTTTCGCAGTACCCTTTCATCTAGGATTTAATCCCCCAAAGAGTGAGCGGAGCGTCTCCGTAGCAGTTCCTCTGCGGGGGTTATTTTTTTGCGGAGAGCGACATGTCAATATATGATGAGCCTGATCCCAAGCGAGTTCACGCATTCTTCGACTGCCAGAACCTTTTCCGCACGGCAAAAAATATCTGGCAATCGCATACCTACCCCGACTACGACCCGGTAGCCCTTGCGCGAACCATCGTCAAACAGAATTCCGGATGGAATCTGATGGGGATTCACCTGTATACCGGAATACACGCCTTCGAACACAACGAGCATTGGCACAACTTCTGGACACGCAAACTCGAAGCCCACAAAAAACAGGACAGCCGGGTCACCGTCTTTACGCGCCTCCTTCGCTATTCTTCGATTCCCGACAAGAATGACGGGCAACTGCTTTATTCCCAACCCCGCGAAAAAGGGATCGATGTTCGGATAGCCCTTGACCTCGTCCGGCGAGCTCGCCTTGGGGAATATGACGTGGCGCTGCTGTTCAGCCAGGACGACGATTTCAAGGAAGTTGCAGAGGAAGTCCGCGCCATCGCCCGAGAGCGTCAATGCTGGATCAAGATCGTTTCCGCCTTTCCCTCCGATGGAAGCCGAAGATGCCGGGGCGTGGACAAAACCGACTGGATGCCCTTTGACGAAGCGTTATACAACTCCTGCCGCGACGCCGGCAAATATGTCTGATCAGCCGCCGGAGCGCGACCGTTTTTTGTTTTGCGCCCCTCTTTGAGGGGCTTTTTTTATTCCTCTATTCGGCTGTCAAGGTTCCGGTTTTCCGCTCTCGACCGCTTCAGGCGAGAGCCTCCGCGCACACGTCCCTGAGTCTGGTGATTCTTTCTCTCAGTTCCGGCTGGTCGATCCTGCCGTTGTCCGCCAGGTCGAAGAGCAGCTCGCGATACCGCCGGGGATCCGTTAAAACCGTCAATGCCTCGTCCGCCGCATCTGCAAATTCCCTCGCCTCGGTCACGCCGTCTTGCTTTCCTTCTCCCCCGGCTGTACGGGGGCAGGAGAAGGGTTTAGAAGGTCGTCAGTGGTACAACCAAACAGAGTTGCCATGTCTTTGATTAGGGAGCTCGATGGGTCTCTCTCCCCTCTTTCATACCTGGCGAGGCTTTCTTCGTGGATGTGCAACCGTTCGGCAAGCTCGATTCTAGAAAATCCTGCCTTTTCCCTATACCGTTTGATAGCTTCCATTCGTCATCACCACCTTTCAGTAGCATATAAAACACACTATACACTACCATTCGATAGTGTCAAGAGGGTAAATCGCTATTTACTACCATTTGATGGTATTGACAACGACTAAATTGTCATTGCTATTCTCACTACTGAATGGTAGTTTCCCTCTAGTATGGAGAGGGGATAGAAAAATGAAAAAGACGAGCCGCATGGAAGAGGCAAGAAAAGCGAAAGGGTGGGAGCGCTCTGATTTGGCAGAATCGGTAGGTCTTTCAGCCGAAACGATTGCAAGGTATGAACGTGGTGATCGCTCTCCAAAAGTTGAGGAGCTTAAAAAAATAGCCGCCGCTTTGGGCGTCTCCGCCGCCTATCTCCTAGAAGATAACGACACTCCCGTCACACTCTCCCAGTTGGCTCGGGAGTGGGCCGCCAAGTTCACCTCTCTCCCCGGAGGGCTGTTCTCCTTAAACAACCTGGTCTTCGTGCCTAGGATTTCGGCTGAATACACAGCCCACTGCGGAGGTATCGGCGTGGCCTATGGAGAAATAACTGACTACATCCCAGAAGACTTCGAGGTCATAGCAAAGCACAAGCTCGGTCCAATCGATCCCTACTGTCCGCCTTTCGCAATCAATACCGATGGTTCCAGCATGGTGGATTTTGGAATACCACCGGAAACGGTCGTGATAGTTAACCCAGCGGCAGACGTTTTACCGGGAAATCTGGTGCTCGTGGAAATCAGCGGGAACCCGGTCATCAAGAAAATCTATCCCCGGCCGGACGGGGGAGGGCGCTTGGCCTCCTCAGACGGAAGGGAAATTGCCTACACGCGGGAAGATATTGAAATTGAATATGTCAAAATAAGGGGTAAAATCGTAAAGGCGGATTTGGAATTGGATCACAGACCATAATGCAGCTTGGGGCATTTGGCAAAACAAAAAGGAGGTATGATCGTGAAAAGCATTCTCCTCACTATTGTCATTTTGGCTTCATTGGCAATTGGAATTCCTGCGGCTGCGACGGACATATCGCAAGGAGTACCAGGCTTAAAATGGGGTGATCCCATCAGCAACGCGAAAGGATACAATTTGCAGCACTGCGGCGAGCCTGAGGAAAAAGGAGAACCGTCTTTTTACACAATCATTTCTCCGGAATACTTTCAACTCATAGGTATTTCTGCAAAAAAACACAATGCCTGGGTTCAGCCGATCTTTTGGACTCATAAAAACCGGCTCATGGGGGTTCAATTCGATCTGACCAGCAAAGACAACGCAGTATCAACCCTTCTCGATAACCTGGGACCTCCTTCCAGAAAAATTAGTACCAACACAAGATATGGAATTTATGAGTGGAATATCAAGGGAGCCGTACTGGTAAAGGGGATTGATGTGGGAAACGGCTATATGGTGCAGATATACCATATCCCCTCTCTGAAAGCACTCAACGGCATCAGAAAAGGTTTAGGGAAAAGCCCCTGGGAGTAAATTGACAGGCAAAGTCCGCTGATGGGAAGGAGATTCCGTTTCCATCGAAAAGATCGACATTAAAGGAGGAGGGTATATACCATGAAACGATTCATTGCCGCCCTTTTCGTCCTCGCGCTTTTCGTCATTCCTGCCCACGCGCTCATGTCTTTCGGCGATATCCCCGGCGCCCCCGGGATGGAATACGACGATCTGAAGATCCAGGGAAACTACGTTTACGTGACCATCGAAAACAACAACAGCAAACCGGTCCGTTTCGCTGCAAGCCTGTCTTTTGCATCGCTCCGGGATGAAATCCTGGGCGAGACATTCATCGACATTTCGATCATTCCTCCGGGTGGCGAGGCAAAGGTGAAATCAATTATCCTCCAGGGAGATCCTGCGAAGATCAAGAAGGCGAACAAACTCTACTGGATCCTGTATTAGTGTCCTAGCAATACTTCGAGAACGACATCTTTGGAAGGAGGTTTTTCTTTGCCCAACATCTCCGATCTCATAATGAAGATACGGAATTCCGGGTTGCCCGGAGATGTGTGCTCGGAACTTGAAAAAAGGCTGATCCGCGAAGGACCCGGGATGGATGTTGACCTCGCGATCAGGGAAGCCTCCGCACCGGCAAATACTCCTGCCAAAATGCCCATCATCGAAGAATTCAACGATCTCGAAAGAAACCGGATCATTGATTCCGGGGTGAGAAACAAGTGGATTAAACGGGTTGAAAAGGAAGGGGCCACGCCTGAAATTCTGGCTCAGCTCCAGTCATTCCGGCAAAGAAAGCAGGAAATTCTGGAAGAACGAGAACAGCAAAAAACTGAAAGGCAAAAAAGAGAGGAAGCCCTTCTTCCTCTTCAAGTCAAATATGACCCTGACGCAGAGATCCGCTGCCCGAAGTGCGGGTCTCCCCAACTCACCGCGAATACCAAAGGGTATGGTCTGGGAAATGCCGCTATCGGCGGTGTGTTGCTGGGTCCTGTGGGATTGCTCGGCGGATTCGTAGGAAGCAAAAAAATCCTCATTACCTGTCTCCGATGCGGGCATTCATGGTCGCCAGGGGCAAAGTAAATTGAAACAATAACCAAATTGGCTAAATTTTAATGGCACCAGGGGAAAAACAAGCTATGATCGGCAAAAATCACAACCAGTATCAGCATTTTCCTTCCATCAAGGAGTGAGCATTTTGCTTGACCAAATAACCAATGATGAAAAAATAAGACTCTTTGAGATATATATGCAAAGAGAGCACTTTTTTCTTTCTCTTATACTGACTTGTTTAGCTGGCATTTCCTTCATTATTTTTAACATCAGCATTACAAACATTCGGCTTCTTCTTATAGTAGAACTTTTGTGTTGCTTTATAGGCGCCATCCTATTCTTTTGGACCATTTTCGCCAAAAAATTCAACGACATCCTACAAATTTCAGACGACATATTTTCCCATTTTTTTAGCTTACCGACGGGGTATATTCGTTTTTTAAAACTTTCAACTCATTTTGTGCTAAAAATCGCACTTATAACTCTCTTCTCCCATGTTTACTTGGCATTGAAAGGTTTATTCTCTTTTAAAACACTTTTTATTCTAGATGGCATAGTTCTTGGTATCATTGGTTATTTAACAAATTTGTTAACAAAAAAAATATTTCTGCATTTTGACGTTTAGGCCATCGCGATAAATTTCTATGGTGGTCCGTTCGCCGAGTGGAATACATCGGCGCAGTTCCGCTCCCTGGCCCAGGCACAGCATGCGGTCGCTATGCTGAACCGGCCGTACGATACTTTCTAAAATAGCAGGCTCTTTCTCATTTAGTTTTTTCAACGCTCTGCGATTTCTTTCCAGGCGGGTCAAAAAACTTTCTGGGGGCCGAAAAGGAGACGGTCCATCACGCCATGAACTATTCGTCCTACAACGCCATCATTAACTTCATCTGGGGCATCGCCGACGATGTCCTGAGAGATGTCTATGTCCGGGGAAAGTACCGCGATGTTATCCTCCCCATGACCGTCATCCGCCGCCTCGACGTTCTTCTTGAACCTTCCAAGGACGACGTGCTGAAGATGAAAAAGCAGCTCGACGGCGCTGGCATTTCAAACCAGCACGCGGCCCTGTGCAGGGCGTCCGGAGAGCCTTTCTACAATGCGTCCCCCTTCACTCTGAAAGACCTGAGATCCAGGGCAAAACGCCAGCAGCTCAGGACAGACTTCGAAGAATACCTCAACGGTTTTTCTCCCAACGTGCAGGAGATTCTGGAGAAGTTCAAGTTCCGAAACCAGATTCCCACGCTGGTGGACGCGGACATCCTCGGCCCTCTCATAGAAAAATTCATAGATCCCCGGATGAACCTCAGTCCCAGGCCCCTTCTCGACGGGAGGGGAAATCTCCTGCAGCCCGGGCTGGACAATCACGCCATGGGGACCATTTTCGAGGAGCTGATCCGGCGCTTCAACGAGGAGAACAACGAAGAGGCCGGAGAGCACTTCACCCCCCGGGATGTGGTCCGGCTCATGGCGGATATGATCTTCCTCCCCATCGCCGACAAAATGGAGTCCTCAGCCTACCTTGTCTATGACGGCGCCTGTGGAACCGGAGGAATGCTCACCGTGGCTGAAGAGCGCCTTATGGAACTGGCGGCCGAGCACGGAAAGAACATCAACATTCACCTTTACGGACAGGAGATCCAGCCCGAGACCTACGCCATCGCGAAGGCCGATCTTCTCCTCAAGGGGGAGGGGGCGCAGGCTGACAACATCAAATACGGATCTACCCTCTCCTCCGATGCCTTCCCGTCACTGGAGTTCGACTTCATGCTCTCCAATCCTCCCTATGGAAAAAACTGGAAGACCGACCTCGAACGCCTGGGAGGAAAGGCCAACATTCGGGACCCCCGCTTTGTCACCCAGCATGCCGACGATCCGGAGTTCTCCATGATCACCCGGTCGAGCGACGGACAGCTCATGTTCCTGGTGAACAAGCTCTCCAAGATGAAGAGGGACACGAAGCTCGGAAGCAGGATCGCCGAGGTCCACAACGGATCATCTCTCTTCACCGGTGACGCCGGTCAGGGGGAGAGCAACATCCGCCGGTGGATCCTGGAGAACGACTGGCTTGAAGCCATCGTCGCCCTGCCGGAGAACACGTTTTATAACACCGGCATCGCCACGTACATCTGGCTCCTAAGCAACAGAAAGAGCGAAGAACGGCGGGGCAAGGTGCAGCTCATCGATGCCAGCAAATGGTACGAGCCCCTGCGCCGCAACCTGGGAAAGAAAAACTGCGAGCTTTCCGAGGAGCATATCCGGACCATCTGCAACCTGATCGTGAATCCCCAGGAAACGGAACGGTCGAAGATCTTCCCCAACGAGGCCTTCGGCTACTGGAAGGTCACCGTGGAACGGCCCCTGCGCCTCGCCGTGGACCTCACCCGGGAACGCCTGGAACGGTTCGAAACCCTATGTACCGAAGAAGACGACGCTCCCCTCTTCAATCTGGTCCGCCATGTGGCAGCCTCAACCGGGGAGACACGGCACCTGGACTTCAACGCCTTCATGAAGGAGTGCGAAACCGGCGCACAAAAACATGGAATCACCCTGACGGCAAAGCGAAAGAAACTCCTGCAGGGAGAACTGTGCGAAGTTTGCGAGGAGGCCGCTCCGGTGTTCAAAAAGATTTCCAAGCCCGGCAAGGCGACGTCGGACCCGTTCCGTGGCCTTTTCGAGGCCGAGGTGAACGGCAGGGCCTGCGTGGTCGAGTATGAGCCGGATACGAACCTTAGGGATACCGAGCAGATACCGCTGCTCGAAGATGGCGGCATCGAGGCATTCTTCCGACGGGAAGTGCTCCCCTACGTCCCGGATGCCTGGATCGACGAAGGCAAGACACAGATCGGGTATGAAATCTCCTTCACGAAGCACTTCTACAAGCCCGAGCCCCTGCGCACCCTGGAGGAGATCAGGGCTGACATCCTTGCCCTGGAGAGGGAGACTGACGGGCTGCTCGAGGCGATTATCGGGGAGGCGGAAATATGAGGCTGCCTTATACCAGCGAGATTAATGAGGATCAGAATGCTGGTATTTGCAACAAATGCAACTGGCCGCGTTTTAGAATTAAGCATTTGCTCAGAGAAATTGATTTGCGGACAGAAAACGGGATGGAGCCACTTTTTTCCATGCGCCAAACAAAAGGGCTTATCATTCACAGCGAAGTATCGGATAAACCTATTAAATACGAAGACCTCGTAGGTTATAAAATTGTCCGCCCTGGGCTAATTGTCATGAATCGAATGAGAGCGTCAATTGGCCTCTTCGCTGCGTCATATTCTCATGGCCTTGTAAGCCCAGATTATGCTGTTTTCCAACCCCAAAAACCTGTGAATCTGGATTATTTAGTTCGTTTCTTCCAGACACCGCTTATGAAAACGATTTTTCGGAAAGAATCAAAAGGCATGGGCACCGGGAGCTCTGGCTTTCTTCGTCTCTATACTGATCGCTTCGGAGCAATTCCGATATCGCTCCCTCCCCTTGCAGAGCAAAATCACATTGTTGATGTCGTTAAATCACTTGATAGAAAAATTTCCCGCTTTCTCCGCAACAAACGACGGCTGATCAGGCTACTCAAGGAGCAGAAGCAGAACATCATCAACCGGACCGTGACCAGGGGTCTTGATCCGAAGGTCAAACTCAAGCCCAGCGGAGTGGAGTGGCTGGGCGATATTCCCGAGCATTGGGAGATAAAGAGATTAAAAAACATAACACAAAACATTAATGATCAAACAATGAATAAAAATTCTCGGGAAACTTACATTGCACTTGAACACGTTGAACCTTGGACAGGTCGAATACTTTTTTCAGAGGTCGATGCCCCTATAGATAGTCAGGTTAAGTGCTTTCAGAAAGAGGATATTCTTTTCGGTAAATTACGGCCATATCTCGCAAAGGTAGCAAGCCCCTGCTGTTCTGGTGTTTGCGTAGGTGAGTTTTTGGTTCTTCGTAGCATTGATAAGAGGATTGCTCCGAAGTTTACAGAATATAAATTGCGATCAAAAAGCATAATTGATTTAGTTAGCAGCTCGACATATGGTGCAAAAATGCCACGTGCAGATTGGGAATTTATTGGAAACATTAGGTTTTCATACCCACCTAAAGATGAGCAGCAATTGATAGTCGACTATATTGATTCTAAGTCGCTTGAAATTGACCGTGCCATTTCCCGTGCCGAGCGCGAAATCGAGCTGATGACCGAATACCGCACCAGGCTTATTTCCGATGTGGTCACGGGAAAGGTTGACGTGAGGGACATCGACGTCCCGGAAATTTCCGAGGAAGAGCTCCTGGCGCCGGAGGAAGAAGCGGAAGGCGAAGAAGGACTTTCCGAAGTGGAAATCCCGGGAGACGAGGACGGAGAAGCGGACGAGTAAATTTCGGCCGGAGCAGAAGGCTTTTTCGGCGTGGCTTTTATACAGGATTCTTGCTGGATTCGTTGGTCCGGCGTGGGGCCAAGTTCGTGGAAAATTACGTGGAGTGAGGTTTACAGGACCATCATACATTAACGGAGATCTGATGGAGGGGCTATGACACCGACCGACACAAGCGAAAAGGGGCTTGAATCCCTCATCGTGTCCTCCCTCGTGAATGAGGGCGGGTACGTTCAGGGGGATCCGAAGGACTATGACCGGGAGTACGCTGTCGACTTCCCGAAGATGCTCGAGTTTTTATCTGCCACCCAACCGGAAGCCGTGAAACAGCTCGGCATCGCCCCGGAAGGCCCGGCCCGGATGCAGTTTCTCCATCGCCTCCAGGGAGAAATCAACAAACGGGGCGTTATTGACGTCCTCCGGAAGGGGATCAGCCACGGTCCGGCCTCCCTCGACCTTTTCTTCGGAACGCCGAGCAGGGGAAACGACATGGCCGCCAGGCGCTTCGAGGCCAATATCTTCAGCGTGACCCGGCAGCTTCATTTCAGCCGAAGCGAGACAGCCCTGTCTCTTGACCTGGCCATCTTCATCAACGGTCTTCCGGTCGCCACGTTCGAGCTCAAGAACCGCCTTACGAAACAGACGGTTGAGGATGCCATCCAGCAGTACAAGCGCGACCGGGATGAAAGGGAGCCTCTCTTCACCCTGGGCCGGTGTGCGGTACATTTCGCCGTGGATGATCAGGAGGTGTGGATGTGTACTCACCTCAAGGGAAAGAACTCGTGGTTCCTTCCCTTCAACAAGGGATGGGACGACGGCGCGGGGAATCCTCCCAACCCTTCGGGGCTGGCCACGGACTACCTCTGGAAAGAAATCCTTTCAAAGAAGAGCCTCACCGATATCCTGGAAAACTACGCCCAGGTGCTCGAAGAAAAAATAGAAAACAGCAGCCGGAAAAAGAGAATGCAGATTTTCCCCCGGTACCACCAGTTGACGGCCGTGCGCAGGCTCCTCGAAGACGCCGGGGGGGGGACCGGCGTCGGGAGGCGATATCTGATCCAGCACTCCGCGGGGAGCGGAAAAAGCAACTCTATCGCCTGGCTGGCCCATCAGCTCGTGGGGCTGGAGCATAACGGAACTCCGGCCTTCGATTCAGTCATCGTGGTCACGGACCGCCGGGTTCTCGACCAGCAGATTCAAAATACCATCAAGCAGTTCGCCCAGGTCTCCTCCATCGTGGGGCATGCGAACAGCTCCGCCGAACTGCGGGACCTCCTGACGCGGGGGAAGAAGATCATCATCACCACGGTGCAGAAATTCCCCTTCATCCTGGACGCTATTGGCGGAGACCAAAGCGGCAGCCGTTTCGCCATCATCATCGACGAGGCCCATTCGAGCCAGGGGGGACGGGCCACCGCCGCCATGAATCAGGTCCTCGTCGACGCGGATGTGGACGTTGAGGACGAGATCATCAGGATCATGGAAGGGCGAAAGATGCTCTCCAACGCGAGCTATTTCGCCTTCACGGCGACACCGAAGAACAAAACGCTGCAGATCTTCGGAGAACCTGACCCTCAGCCTGACGGAACGGTCAGGCACTACCCCTTCCACAGCTATTCCATGAAGCAGGCCATCCAGGAGGGCTTTATCCTGGACGTGCTGAAAAGCTACACCCCTGTGGAAAGCTATTACCGCCTCATGAAAAAGGTGGAGGATGACCCGGAATTCGACGTGAACAAAGCGAAGAAGAAGCTTCGCTTATACGTCGAAAACCACGAGTACGCCATCCGCAAGAAGGCCGAGATCATGGTGGATCATTTCCACGAGCAGGTGATCGACCGCCAGAAGATCGGCGGGAAAGCGCGGGCGATGGTGGTCACTGGAGGGATACGGCGGGCTATTCACTACTTTTTTTCCTTCAGGGAGTATTTGAGAGACCGGAAAAGCCCCTGGAAGGCAATCATCGCTTTTTCGGGAGAACACGAATTCCTGGGCACAACAATGACGGAGGCTGGCCTGAACGGCTTCCCGAGCAACCTCATTCCGGAGAAGTTCCGGGAGGATCCTTACCGATTCCTCATCGTGGCCGACAAGTTCCAGACGGGCTACGACGAACCGCTCCTTCACACCATGTATGTGGACAAGCCTCTTTCTGGAATCAAGGCGGTACAGACCCTTTCCCGCCTCAACCGGGCCCATCCGCAGAAGCGGGACACGTTCATCCTGGATTTCTGCAACAGCTCCGACACGATCGCCTTCTCCTTCGCACCGTACTACCGAACCACAATCCTCAGCAAGGAGACGGATCCGAATATACTTCATGACCTCAAGAACGACCTGGACCGCCATCAGGTGTATTCCCCGGAGGCAGTCGACGAACTTGTAGGCCTCTACCTCGGAGGGAACGACAGGAGCACCCTTGATCCGATCCTCGATGCATGCGTGGCGCAATATCTGAATGAACTCGACGAGGATGAACAGGTTGATTTCAAGGGAAAGGCAAAGGCCTTTGTCCGCACCTACAGTTTCCTGGCATCCATTCTTCCCTACTCCAGGGCGGAATGGGAGAAGCTGTCCATTTTCCTGAACTTCCTCATCCCAAAGCTCCCTGCTCCCATTGAAAAGGACCTTTCAAAGGGGATCCTGGAGGCCATCGACATGGAAAGTTACCGCGCCGAGATGAAAAAGGCGATGGAGCTGGCTCTCCCCGATGCCGAGGGGGAAATTGAACCGATTCCTGTATCCGGAGGACGGGGAGGAGCGGAACCGGAGCTCGAGAGGCTGAGCAACATTATCAAGACCTTCAACGATCAGTTCGGGAACATCGATTGGAAGGACACCGATAAAATCGTCCGACTCATCGCCGAGGGAATACCGGCCAAGGTGGCTGCCGACGAAGGATACCAGAACACCATGAAGAACAGCGACCGGCAGACCTCCCGCATTGAACACGACGCGGTGCTGCAAAAGGTCCTCACGGACCTGATGTCCGATCATCTGGAGCTCTTCAAGCAGTTCCAGGACAACGCCTTCTTCCGGAAGTGGCTCAGTGATCTATCCTTCTCCAGCACCTACAAAGCGCCGGAACAGTGGGTGTAAAGGCTTTCTCAAAAAAGGCTTTGTCCTGTCAGTCTAAGAGTATCAATGAGGGAAGGAGTTTTTTTATGAAGGAATCAATGAAGGAGCTTAGAGTTCTGCCGAAATTAAAACTCCCGCTTATTGCTGGGTTGGTGGCATTGGTACTCTACATAGTCTACGCAACAAATGGAACCCAGGGCGTTTATTTCCATTTGATTTACGTGCCAATGATTTTGTCTGCCTATTTTTGGGGGATAAACGGGGGCAGTGTCGTTGCAATACTCTCTGGAGTCCTAGGGGGCCCCTTTATGCCAATGAACGTCTCTGAAGGGATAATGCAGAGTCCAAGCAACTGGATAACCAGACTGATCATCTTTAGTCTAATTGGTAGTAGCGCCGGGTATCTTTTCCAAAAGATCGAAAAGCTTAATAATGAAATACACAGGAAAGAACTATTAAGCCCTCTCACAGGAATTTACAACATAAACAAGCTTCTTGTGGATTTAAAAAACAGAATGGATATGAGCGAGGAATTTATCGTTATTTCGATCAAATTTACAAATATTGCAGGCGTAGAAAAATACGTAGAACATGCCTTTGCAGAGACAATCATCAAAGAACTAATTCAAGACCTCGAAGAGGGATATGGCAGAGATGCGATGTATTCATTCGGTGATGACGAAATTATCCTGATTGACGCTGTAAACTCTGGCAACCTGGGAAAAATCGAACACACCTTAAATAAATATTCAACTGCTGTACAGATAGAGGACATCACGTTTAGAGTGTTTTTAAAGGTTGGTATTTATCATTATCGCGGGGGTAGTGATACGCCTATCCAAGTCTTCAATAAAGCAAGGATAGCGTATGAACAAGGGGGAGCACATGAGCCCGGGATTTACTTTTACCTGAATGAATTAGAAGAGCGAAAAAGGCATCTCTTTGAGATTTCGGGGGCTCTGCTTGAATCCATCAATAGAAAAGAACTCTATCTAGTGTATCAGCCGAAGATTGATATTTCCAGCAACACAATATCTTCCGTTGAAGCGTTGCTCCGATGGGACAGAGGAGACAAAAAGCCTGTAACAACAGATGTTTTCATAAAAATCGCTGAGGATACCGGGTTTATAAAACAGATATCTCGATTTGTCATTGAAAAGGCCACCGACCAAGCCATTGAATGGAAAAAACGCGGCATTGCAATAGATTGTGCCATTAACGTTACCGCTAAAGAACTACTTGATGACGATTTTAATGAATGGGCAAAAAATGAGATCGAAAGGAAAAGCATTGATAAATCAACCATTGAGTTAGAAATTACAGAACGGGTCGTTTCATCCGGAAATAAAAAATTATTGAATTTGCTTAACGGCATGCGAAAAAAGGGATACAAAGTTTCTATCGACGATTTTGGGACGGGATACAATTCCCTCATGATTATTGGAGAAATACCCTACGATTCCTTGAAGGTCGATCAATACTTTATTAGCCAGATAGACCGAGAAGAGATCAGGGAACTGGTAAAAAACATCATCACCTATGCACACGGACTTAAGAAAACAGTAGTTGCCGAAGGGGTCGAGACTGAAAAAACATTGGATGTTCTACGGGAATTGAATTGCGACATAGCGCAGGGATACTTCTTTAGCAAACCTCTGCTTCCCGAGGAATTCGAAAGGTTTTACTTTGAGTACAACAAAACCAACAAAAGCCTCATAAGCAAAAGCTCGGAACAAAAAGAGATCTAGCATCAGTGGCTCGAAAATACCCACATCTCTCAAAGAAGCCAAAGAATTGGGTTACGAGCCATGCAAGCGATGTAACCCGCCGCAGTAAGAATGTGAGGTGAGAAAATGGATGAGAACGAAAGGTACTCGTGGCAAAACACCCTCTCCCTGACCCTTGGATACGGTGTTCTCTTCTCCGGGCTCGTCTGGATCAATGGGAGGATGCCCGAGGCCCCATTTTTCAGAGCGGCCGGTTTTTTATTGTCGTCAGTGACTCTGTTTTTCTCGATGCTCCTGGCGGAATCATTCATGAGCATGTGGCTCATGACGCACGACGAACATGCAAGAAAAACATGGATCGGGGAGGGTATCCTCTTTTTACATGGGCACCTTGTCCGATACTGGGCTTGTCTTTTCCTTGCTGCAAGCATCCTAGCCGGTGTGACGGCCTTCACCCTAATTCGCTACTCCTTCGCCGCGGCTTCCGATCTGTCCTATGAAAACGAGATGACAGCGCTCCGCCGCGAAAACGCAGTTCTAAGACAAGACCTCGACCAGGCGCTCTCGATGCTTCACCACGAGCGGCTGATGCACTTCAGGGAAGTTTCGGGAGATAAGGCAACGCGATAAATTTTCCGGGCCAGCGCCCGAAACGACTTCGATAAAGGAGGAGGATTTAATGACGTCGTGGGGAGGAACCTGGACAGAAACGAAAAAAAGGGTTGTCAAGCAGTATCTTGATGCTTACCAGACTGCACTGAAATACCAACCGTTCGAGAAATGGTACATTGATGCTTTCGCCGGCATAGGGACCCATTCCGGAAAACAGGACGACGACCCCACCCTTCCCTTTGAATTTTACGGGCGTGACGAACTGGCAATGAATGAAGACAACGAGTTCCGCTGCAAAGGATCTCCTCTTCTTGCCCTTCAGACAAATCCCCCATTCGACCGATATATCTTCATAGAAAAAGAAAAACGCCGAAGCGATGCTCTTGTTTCCACCATCGAAGGTCTCGGCTTCGGCTCAGACAATAAAATCGCCATTAAGAACGCGGACGCAAACAGTTGCCTGTTTGAACTGTGTGAGTATCTGAGATGGAATAGAAATATCCGGGTCGTTCTCTTCCTTGATCCTTTCGGCATGAACGTCTCGTGGGAATGTATCGAAAAAATAGCTTCCCTGGGGTGTTTCGACGTGTGGTATCTTTTCCCGACCATGGCTGTAAAAAGAATGCTGCCGAACAACGCAAAGGTTCCCGTCCAGTGGGAGGAACGTCTTAACTTTGTTCTGGGGGGAGACGGATGGAAGAGCTATCTCTATCACTCAAAAAGTGAGAAACAAGCAACTCTCCCCTTTGAAGAACTTCATGAGGAAACTTCAGATATTCACCCAGCCAAGGAAAAAGAAATCGAGCAATATGTCATAACCAGAATGAAACGGCGCTTCGCATTCGTTGCCGACAACCCGCTCTCATTGTATAATACAAGAAGTAAACACATTTTTTCTCTCATTTTTGCCATGAGCAACAAGAGCAGGAGCGCAATATCACTTGGAAGGAGAATAGCCGAGTTTATTCTTGAGGCTAACAGGGAGGTGACATAACTTGGCGAAATCATCCATTGAATGGACCAACTCCAGCTGGAATCCGTTAGCAGGGTGTTCCTATGCCTCTGAAGGATGCAGGAACTGCTATGCGATGACCATGGCAGCGCGGCTTGAGGCAATGAAACAGAAAAAATACCAGGGGCTGACCAGGAAAAACGCCGATGGGAAAGTGATATGGACAGGAAAGATCAACGTCGATGAGAGCATGATTCGCCGCCCCCTGGAATGGAAGACGCCGCAAATGATTTTTGTAAATTCCATGAGTGATCTTTTCCATGAAAACGCACCAGAGGAAGCCGTCGTCCAAATCTGGGACACCATGAAGAAGGCCTTCTGGCATACATTTCAGGTCCTGACAAAAAGGCCGGACAGGATGCTGAAGCTTATCCACGATCTTCATCTTGAAGCATTGCCCAATTTATGGCTTGGTACGAGCATCGAAAATAAAGATGTCGTTCACCGCATCTACCCGCTGAAAGAAATAACAGCCAAGGTCAAGTTTGTTTCTTTTGAGCCTCTTATCGGGCCTGTAGGTGATGTGGACTTGACCAGAATCGACTGGGTGATCGTCGGCGGAGAGTCAGGTCCTGGAGCCCGCCCCATGGAATCAGGGTGGGTCGACGAAATTTACCAGGCCTCCAGAGACTTCCGGGTTCCGTTTTTCTTTAAGCAATGGGGCGGAGTCCAGAAGAAAAAAAATGGAAGAACGTACAGGGGACGGGAATGGGATGAACTTCCTGTAACCATGAAGGAAGCCGCTTCGCAAGCATAAAGAAGAGATGGCTTTTTTTCCAATTCACCAGCGGGTGAAAATACCGTATAACAGACCGTATAAAAATACTTTTAGCCTACCGATACTTTCGCAGTAATTACAACGCTTCCAGCCTAACTATTACGACCCAGTATCGCCCACCAAGTAATAACAAGGGTTCCGGCGGTTTCGTCGGAGCCCTTTTTCTTTACCCGGACTCCCCCTGGACTCCCTAAAAAAATTGGACTCAAAAACTCCTCTCCCGGTCATTCACGCAGGACTTTTGGATCAATTTTCAATTTTGCCCTGTTTCGTTTGTTTTTGCCTCCCCGCCGCAGACATCCTAAAGTGTACATCCTAGATTTTGGAGGTACACAGATATGAGTGAAGTTCGGTTTCTTACAAGTAAAGAGGCGGCGGCGAAAATAGGAGTAGCCGAGAGTTATTTGCGGCAGTGTCGGATGACAGGTGTCATTGGTGGCGGGTATCCCGCGCCCCCTCACCGGCAGATGGGACGCAGCATCCGCTACGAGGAGTCCGAGCTGGAGGCCTGGATGCAGGCAATGCCGAAACGGTGCTTTCTGCCTACCACAGAACCCAAAAATTCCGGCGGGGAGATGCAACTATGACCAACCATCACCCACGACACTGAAAAATCTGGGCTGGAGAGCTCCACCACCTCGATTTTACAGCGTTTTTTTGATACTTTCCACGTCCCAGAGCTAATCCCCGGGTTGGAAAAGGCCGAAGCGTCGGTCTATCCCTGCGCACGCGGGGGAACCGCCCTCTGGTCGCAGGCCAGCAAGTGGCTGGAGGGTCTATCCCCGCGCACGCGGGGGAACCGTGTACACACCCCGCTCCGTGGTCACGATGAGGGGTCTATCCCCGCGCACGCGGGGGAACCTGGAAAAAGGCTGACGAGACTGTAACTAAACTGGGTCTATCCCCGCGCACGCGGGGGAACCTTGTAGTACCCCCTTGTTGGATTTTCCGATTTGGGTCTATCCCCGCGCACGCGGGGGAACCGTCCCAGCTAACAGATGGTTCAAGGTCTATCGGGGTCTATCCCCGCGCACGCGGGGGAACCAGGATTTCCCACTCAAAGGTCTGCATTGCCCTGGGTCTATCCCCGCGCACGCGGGGGAACCTATCTGCGGCATATCCTCACCCGCCTTTATACGGGTCTATCCCCGCGCACGCGGGGGAACCCTCAAGGCTTCGCGCCAGCCGGTCCGCCTCCCGGGTCTATCCCCGCGCACGCGGGGGAACCGTTGCCCTGCTCCCTCGCCAGCTTCAGCAGGAGGGTCTATCCCCGCGCACGCGGGGGAACCATTTTCGCTACAGGCATCGCCCATCCCTCCTAGGGTCTATCCCCGCGCACGCGGGGGAACCGAACAAGCCCGGCAGCTTGGGCGCGATACACAGGGTCTATCCCCGCGCACGCGGGGGAACCACCGCGGCGCCCATGGCTTCGATGGCGGCCAGGGGTCTATCCCCGCGCACGCGGGGGAACCATCACCGCGGCCACCGCCGGCTTTTCCGACCACGGTCTATCCCCGCGCACGCGGGGGAACCCGGCTCCACAAAGTGCACCAGGGACGCCTCGCGGGTCTATCCCCGCGCACGCGGGGGAACCTGTCCCGCCGAAGGTCAGCACATATCCATAATGGGTCTATCCCCGCGCACGCGGGGGAACCCCCTTAAAGTACGGCAAATCGTATCCGCGATGGGGTCTATCCCCGCGCACGCGGGGGAACCGAGAACCCATACGGCCGGACGCCCTTTTTCCCGGGTCTATCCCCGCGCACGCGGGGGAACCTACTCCGAAAACTGGAGCCATTGTTGCGTGGAGGGTCTATCCCCGCGCACGCGGGGGAACCGAGAACCCATACGGCCGGACGCCCTTTTTCCCGGGTCTATCCCCGCGCACGCGGGGGAACCTACTCCGAAAACTGGAGCCATTGTTGCGTGGAGGGTCTATCCCCGCGCACGCGGGGGAACCGCTTGCGGCCCGGTTCGCCGCCGGAAGAAAAAGGGTCTATCCCCGCGCACGCGGGGGAACCGCTCCCATGGCGCTCAAGGGACACATAAGGCAGGGTCTATCCCCGCGCACGCGGGGGAACCGCTCTGTACTGGCGGCCCTCCCGGTCTGACAAGGGTCTATCCCCGCGCACGCGGGGGAACCTTTGCAGCGGTGTCCTGCTGGGCCTTGATGTAGGGTCTATCCCCGCGCACGCGGGGGAACCAATATCGCCCTGGTGGCGGCAACGGCCGGGCAGGGTCTATCCCCGCGCACGCGGGGGAACCCATTCCGGCACCTCCTCAACAAACTGGATCTCGGGTCTATCCCCGCGCACGCGGGGGAACCTCTACCGGAAACAGGGCGGTGACGAGCTGGTCGGGTCTATCCCCGCGCACGCGGGGGAACCGTCTCCCGCCAGGTGAAGGACGTCATCTCCTCGGGTCTATCCCCGCGCACGCGGGGGAACCTTGACAAGCCATTCCTTTTCCCTTTTGGACAGGGGTCTATCCCCGCGCACGCGGGGGAACCGGCCAACCCACGGCATTTCTGCTGAACGAGTGGGGTCTATCCCCGCGCACGCGGGGGAACCTGACCAGGCTCCGGCTCGAACTTAACCTGGAGGGGTCTATCCCCGCGCACGCGGGGGAACCTCCAGGGCACTCTGGCACGTGGCGGCGAACGCGGGTCTATCCCCGCGCACGCGGGGGAACCTCCGCCTGGACCCGTTCGCTGTACTTGAAGCCGGGTCTATCCCCGCGCACGCGGGGGAACCTCGGGCAGAAGAACCCTGTGAACGTTCACGTCGGGTCTATCCCCGCGCACGCGGGGGAACCAACACCATGGGGATGCCGTTGAGGATAACCTCGGGTCTATCCCCGCGCACGCGGGGGAACCCGTGCGGATGTGCATCCCCTGCGGATACGCCGGGGTCTATCCCCGCGCACGCGGGGGAACCTCAAACAGACTGACCATGTGGTAATCCGCACCGGGTCTATCCCCGCGCACGCGGGGGAACCCCCATAGGACGTTGCGCCAGTAAATCTGTGTGGGGTCTATCCCCGCGCACGCGGGGGAACCCAGTCCAATCGTATATAGGGAGACAAATCCATGGGTCTATCCCCGCGCACGCGGGGGAACCATATCTCGACGGTCGATTCCCGGATGTACCAAGGGTCTATCCCCGCGCACGCGGGGGAACCTGGCCTTCTTGATGGTCAGGTGCAGGAGTACGGGGTCTATCCCCGCGCACGCGGGGGAACCGATGTGTCGCGGGGCCGCGACCGTGATACCCGGGGTCTATCCCCGCGCACGCGGGGGAACCTCTCCAGGAAGGTAGTCCCGTTGCTGCGCAGAGGGTCTATCCCCGCGCACGCGGGGGAACCGTTGGCCATTCTTTTGGTATCGCGGGAGGCTAGGGTCTATCCCCGCGCACGCGGGGGAACCTCTCCAGGAAGGTAGTCCCGTTGCTGCGCAGAGGGTCTATCCCCGCGCACGCGGGGGAACCCTGGAGCGACGGCGACGTGGACAAGGAGTCCGGGGTCTATCCCCGCGCACGCGGGGGAACCGCAAGGTAGCGATTTGCCCGGCGGGTATGTCAGGGTCTATCCCCGCGCACGCGGGGGAACCTCCTCCAGATGCCCCTGCCGGGCCGAGCTGTAAGGTCTATCCCCGCGCACGCGGGGGAACCCGTTGCGGACCGCTTCGGCTTGATCATGGCGGGGGTCTATCCCCGCGCACGCGGGGGAACCCTCCGGACGGGATGCTCTTTGCCACGGAAGCGGGGTCTATCCCCGCGCACGCGGGGGAACCATCACGACGGGGTTTTCTTCTCCGGGGTCGATGGGTCTATCCCCGCGCACGCGGGGGAACCGTGGAGCGCCTTCGGGACTACGGTCTTCAGAAGGGTCTATCCCCGCGCACGCGGGGGAACCATATCGTCCCGCTGTCGAGGCAGCTGATAGATGGGTCTATCCCCGCGCACGCGGGGGAACCTCCCGCTTCCATGCGGCCCGTTCGGCGGCCAGGGGTCTATCCCCGCGCACGCGGGGGAACCCTCTTAGTCAACCTGCCGGGAATCTCGTAGTCGGGTCTATCCCCGCGCACGCGGGGGAACCTGGCGAGCGCTTACGAGGCCACTCTGATAATTGGGTCTATCCCCGCGCACGCGGGGGAACCTGATTATTAACTCAACTTTCGCAGGACCTTGAAAACCGTAAATCGTTGTCATGACATGGAAAAAGCAGTTAAAACGCTCATTTTATTCCTCAGGAAGCGGGGCGTTTTCCGTACGAATTCCACGAACATCCGTTC